AACGTACATGCTCTGAGATCCTATTGCAATGAAGGATCCTGACGCGTTATACGCAGGAATGAGCTGCTGGAAGGCATTGAATCCTGATGTTGCGTATCCGGGTATTGTCTCTTGGAAGTAAGATCCTGTCTCGTAGACCTCTTTTATCTTTCCAAAATTCTGTGATGCGCACCTTATAAAGTAGTACGGAGACTTGACATCATCTCTTGGCATCTCTCGACCGAACGAGACATTCCAGCGATCGCCATCAAAGACGTTGACCCCGGTAAGTATCAAGTTCAGAATAGGCTCTGTCCCTACTCCTGTCTGGTATGAGGGCCTAACGAAAAGCTGGAGGGAAGTATCTCCAAGAGTTCCTGACGATGCTATGAGATTCGCTATGAGACCAGACCTGGCTGTGAGAGCCTGAGAACCTGTAACTTCTATCCTGGCAAGGCTCTGGGTAGGGAAGTATTTGCTCCTTCCGGTCCATGAGTAGATGCCTTCATACGTGAACGAACCTGTTGTGAGGAGTCCATCTGATGCTGCATTTCTGGTGTATGGAAAACCTGGCTCTGTTCTAGATGCAGAAAGAAACGGAGACAAAATAAACGGATTGGGACCAAATCCCTGGTATGTAGTCGAAGACTGCTGAGTTGATCCGCTCATGTCCAGCATAGCTGAAGTTTCAGTTCGAGTGATTCTGAGATCTTTAAGCGTTGAGCGTGAAGGCCCTCCGTATTCTCTTATGGTGAATGCACCGTCTGGATCTATGCCTGATGCGAGAAGTATGCTTCTTATTCCCTGTCTTGTTCCCTTTGACTGCATCACGTCTCGTAAGTTTACCAGTATTCGCTTCCATATCTCGTTCTGGACAGACTTGAGCGGCATAACAGCGGAAAGATCTGTTGCGTTAACTCCCTGTCCTTTTATGAATTGATCGACGTTTGCACTCGAGAATATCGATGGAAGGGTAAATCCGTACTGCTTGGCCAAGAATGGCAAGAACTTGGAGGGTATCGTATCCCGTGATGTATAGTCGACATTCTGTATGTTGGAGAAAGCGTCAAGGAACATCTTCATTTCGTCAAAGAATTTTGCCCAGACAAAGAGGAATGTCATAATCGTCTGAGTCTGTCCTAGCTTCCCTGTGCCAGGTAGAGACAGGGAAGTATAGCTATCGTCAATTGACCCGTCAATGTTCTTAAGCCCCTGCGCAAACTGTCCTTCGAGGAAGTAGTGAGGAGGGATTAGTTTGGTTATCAGGTTTGGGTTTACGGAATCATACTCAGACGCGCTAGCAAGAAGAACTGCATTGAGTGCAGCAACGGGCTCGTAAGACGGATAGAGAACAGGTGATCTATCAACGTCTTCATTGACTAGAGAAGAAGATCCTACGGGAGAAGATCTCAGAGAATTGTCATAATTTCTTATGCGAGAATGCAATGAGTTACCACTGCTGTCAAGCACGACGTCTTGCATTCCGTAGCTTCCCGAAGGCTCATTGAATTTGAAATACAAGACCATGTTATCTTTTTGGTACACTGTTCTTGTCAGATAAGATCTTTGATCTTCTGCACTCACAGCAGAACCAAAAAATCTAAAGTCGTCAAGTGCACCTGACAAAGTCTGCTGGGGTGCGAAAGACGAGAAAGATGACCCAGAGCCAATAATAAGCTTTGAGGTACCCATATCAAAATCAAGACTGTCAGTCAGTGCAGAAGATGTCATCTTGAGTTCTGCATCAACATAGAGGAAGAGCCTCTTGGCACCGTCTTCGTTGTCAAAAACTGTGCATATTTGATGAAAAGATCCTTTCTGGAGAGAGGCTGACACAGCCAGCCTTTGTCCCGAACCTGCCGCAATAAACTCCACATTGCAAGAATCTACTGAGTTGCTGCTGGAGATATGAAGAGAATATCCTGTGCTTCCAGAGATGCGCTGGCAGATTATCTGGTTGTCGTTTGTCTGACCTGGTACAAACACAAAAGTCTCTATAGAGAAAGGTGAGCTAGAAGTATCTAGAGCACCTCCTCCCTCGTCACCTTTTGATATTCCTGGAAAGAGGTAACCAGTGCTATTTGATACCTGTACAAAAGTACCTCTTTCGCTGCTGAATCCCCCAGACGGATTCTCAGAAGTAGTAGTGCCTGAAAAGAAGAGGTAGCCTACATGCTTTGGAAACTGCTCAAGTACGTACTTCTCCCAACCAGTCAGATCGTCTTCAAACTTCTCAAGATCAGACTCTGTCCCGTCGAATGGGAAATCATTGATGATCTTATCAAATGCAACGTTTGTCTTGACAGCAGCAGATGAGAAAAAAGTGTGATTCTGGAATTCAGAGAAGTCTACGTTGAGTTCCTGAGTTGACTTTAGACCTGTCTCGTAGTCGTCGTATCTGAATGAATTCTGGCCGGATATGTTGCTAGATAGATCTGATCCTAGCTTTTCAATCTGCACACTTCCTGCTCTGTCTACAGCGCTCCTGATAACCTGAGGGCTGAAGAGCTTGGGTTTCTCAACTAGTCTGACTCTCGACGCCATTATGATATCCTAAACTTGGCTGCAACATCTAGAAATAGCAGATCGACTCCATCTGTCTTTATCATGAAGTCAAAGACGTATGTTCTACCCCTTGGTAGAGAGTTCATGTCAAAGTCGAAGTACATGCCCTGCTGATCTACAGACATGAGAGTTCCGTTGCTCTGCGTTTCGAATGGAATCATTATGTCTCCGGTCTCGTAGTCTCTTACTCGATAATACATGCTCTCGTAATATTCGCTAGGCAACTCAATTGGAAGCTTCACTGCGACAATTGGTTGATCAATATCTCTGACGAACACCCTGAAGCGTTTGACTTCAGCCTTGTCATAAGAGGGTTGTAGATTCGTTATGTTGACGAAGAGCCTTGCTGGAGTATTGTCAAAAGCTGTTCTCTGTATAGATTTTATTACGAGAGACCCGGTATAGTAACCGACCGTGCCGTCAATCGAACCCCAGACTTCTGTGAATGTTGCAGAATTTGCTGTTAAGATTTCTCTTCTGAGCAAGCTCTCATATTCACTTATGGCGAAAGTAGAAGCATACACGCCTGTTATGTAGTTTTGACCTATCTGGAATTGAGACGCAAACCTCTGCGAAGAATATGATCCTGACTTAAGGATGACATACATGCAGTTGCTTCCTGTGATCTGAGTGTTTGCAGATCCAGAAAGTATGTTCGCAGACATACCCCTGTGATGATTGTTGAGGAATAGGGATCCTGTCAGGTTGAAATAGAAAGTTTTATGGTTGTCTATGATTGCATCGTCAAAGTGCGCTCGTATTTGAGGCCGCTTGGATATCGAGACCGTATTACGAGAAGCAAAACGCTTAACGAATCGGGTAAATTCATCAGTCTCTTGAGATCCTGAGAATGAGATTCTAAATCCATTGTCTGGAATTAGGCCAACTAGCGTTCCAGAGATTATTCTGGTGATATCAACCTCTAGGTCTTCTTCTCCTGTGAGAAAGCTCTGTGTAACCCAGAGATTAGATACGCCGCGACCATCGTTAAGATTTCCGCTTGAGATGATATCAATATCATTAGATCCCAGCAATCCCTGCCTGCCAGCTCCGGGATCAGTCCACGCAGTGACTGTTGAACGAAGAATGGATGAAGTTATCCAATTGCAAGAATCTAGATCAGTAAAGCTGACGACATCTCTTCCAACTCCTTCATCAAATGATTTAGACAGTGGGAAAACTATGAGATTGAAATTACTGGGCGTTGTCTGCCCACCATAGACGTCAGAGAGTCTAAGTGTGCACTTAAAACTAGGATCGTTGAGATCAAGGATAGAGCTTGTCATAGCCCTAAGAGGGTCTAGATCAAACTTTATCAGAAGTCGAGTAAGCTCTACCGGGTTACTCTCTCCCGTTATAGTCGACTCGTTGTACAGCTTGAAAGCATCCAGTGTGCCAGCCTGACCAACATTTGCATCAGTTGCCCTGAAGGCGTTGTTGATTATTCTGTTTGTGATGTATGTGTCTTTGAGGGGATGGAGAATTTTGTACATTAGACTGCCACTCCGAATATGTCTGATCGAGGGTATTTCAACTCAAATATCGATCCTGGCATGCCAAAGATGACACCTTTGCTCGTGTTAGACGCGAAGTCAAACTGGACATTAGAGTAGAGCCTTCCCTCGTAGACTCCCGATCTGTTAAGGAACTGTAGATTGACAAGAGATATGACTCCATCAGTTGAAAGTATCGTAGAAACAACTTCTGATGTCACTATCGGTTGATCGATCTGGAAATTTGTTATCTGGAAGTACTCACGTATCTTATTCGTAACATTCTGCACAACTACAGACTTGTTAGAGGTTATGTCTACAGAGACAGAGAACTTCACAATGAAGTTCACTATTGAAGCATCGACGATATCAAGTCCATCAGATATGAGTCTGTACTGATTTATAAATGTTGCGAGATTCTTTTTGAGAGCATCAGGAGATTGAACTAGCTGTCCACTTGAGTCTCTGCTGACGATCGATATGGTAGAAGCGAGGGGATTGTTCTCATTAGATCTCACGCCCACTCTGAACACTCTGCCAAAATTAGACGGCATAGTGTAGACTCGTGCAATAAGATCTTCTTTAGTAACGATTCTAAGCTGAGAATTCCTGTATGCAGGAATGAGCGATCTTAGCTCCTCTAGTGTTGGCTTTGTCTCACCTCCAGCAGCAGCAGAAGGGTTATTTATGTCTGACGATGCTCTTACTGCTGCTATGGTCGCGGGAAGCAGTATGTCATTAAACTGCGTCCGTAGATCCTTGAATGATCTTATTGTCCCGACATCAACGTTGTGAGATATTCCTCCTCCCGCCCTGTAAGTGACAGTGAGAGTAGTGTTTCTCGGTGATATACCGAGAGTCTTTGTGCCAAGCAACGTTCCCGGATCAAGCGTGAATCTCGAGAATGTCTTTCTTGGTCCATACAGAGGAACAGCTATTTCAGAAGGATCAGGTATGATGTCGTTGTCTAGTGTGTCTGCATCTCCTGATCCGAACTGCAATGTCGTTATTCCAGTATCAAGATCAGTCTGCGAGATAAACCTGTATGGAGCAGGGCTAAGCTCGAGAGACTCAGGAACTCTATCTGCGTCAACCTGGGTATTTGTTGTTCTCTTGAACACGACGTCCTGTGTGAGAAACTCAACTTCGTAGTAGAGATTCCCATCAGAGTCTTTGACAGATATTATCTCTGACACATCAGGAGTCTGAAGAGATATCGTTCTGAACGGAACAAATGTATCAGGAACCGTCAATGACTCTGTTATCGTCTTTGAAGATGTGAAAGACCCTGATCTTCTCACGATGAAGGCTGAGGGGTTTCCAGCTGCATCAAGCGCAGATATTTTGTAGCTGGCCACTAGCAATCCGTCAGAATCCGTCTCTGAGAAGTCAACATCATCTAGTAGCTCAAATAGCACGCCTGAGTTTGATGTAGCTGTAGTTCCTGACAAGACTTTTGGAAGCTGGTATGGATTCGGTATGTAGATTCCATTAGACAGCGTTGAAGTTACTTCAAAGTATATGTCGCAGGCCACAGTTGAAGGAGTCGCACCTGTTATTTTAACACCTGCTCCTCTAATCATTCTTATGATGTTAGATCTTTCAACAGCGGTCGTAGGATCCAGCTGATTGAACTGGTGGTCGAGGTAGAAAGACATCACGTCGCCGACGTAGGCAGCAAAATCTAAAAACATTCCTCCGACAGAAGCCTCAGAGAAGTCTGAGATCCTGTCTGGATAATATGTTCTTGCGTACTGCAGCAGGTTCGCTCTTAGTGAGTCAAAGTCTCTGTTGAGATAAGAGCGCTGTCTCTTCTGCTTGAGTTGTCCTTTTATGTTTGTTGCCATCATCCCACCGCGTAGATTTTAACTGAGATTGATTTTGAGAATATTCCGGCTTGCTGCACAGTGTATTGCATCCTGATGTTAGCAACGGTCATCCCTTTGGGAGGGTTTTTGTCGAACTCGACGCCAAATGATTCGAGCGATACGTACGGCATGTACTTTGTCACAGCGTCCTGTATCTGATTCATTGCGCGTGATTCGAAATCTTCTCCTGATGTGACTTCTGCAATCAGACTTCTTAGGTTGGCTCCGAAATCAAACTTTCCAAGCCTTTCGCCGTAGTTGGTGAGTAGAAGATTCCTGAGGTTATCTTCGACTTGGTCTCTTATCTCGAAGTTCATGGAGAATATACCAGACCTGTTGTCTCCTGGCGACATTGGTGTCTTTATCCCAATAGGCAGCTTTGGAGCTGTCGCGTTAGCGACAACAGGATCTGTGAACTTAGTTCCTGAGCTTTTGAATCTGATTGCCATCTTCGCTAATTATTCGTTCCCATTATTCTCCAAACACAACAGAAGATCTAGATCTATCAAGTAAGCCGCCCGAAGAAGATATGGGCAAGCTACTCCAGGTTGTTATGTTTGCGAGGTATACCGTAGCATTTGATGCCAAAGTCCCTGTCGGGTCTGAGACGCCTGCAGCGACAATAGACGATGGTCCTACTAGAGACAGAAAAGTAGATATGGAGTCTATTATCTGCAATAGAGAGCTGATAGTAGATCTGTACTGGTCGTACCTTATGTACGGTTGTGATCCTGTATTTCTGCCGATGTAGACTCTGTTTCCTGTAAGCTGGGTAATTCCAGCGTCGTCTACTGTAAGACCTTCAAACCCTGCAGTAGATTCCCTTAGTATGCTAAAAGATTTTCGAGATAGAAAAGTAGAGACATCTGCTTTTGATAGCAGTACAGAAGACTGTTCTGTCACAGAGAGGTTAAAGGAATCTGATAATCTTCCCCTTCTCGACCATAAGCTAGTCGATGAACTACCGACAGAATCAGGATTTGCACTCTGGAAGAGTGTTAGCCTCGCCGAGTCTAGAGAGAGGCTTCTGTTTCCTTCATTGGAAAACTTTGTCGACTTGTTAGCAGTCCTCTTGTCTATCTCTGAATAGCCTCTTGTATTCTGCGCACTAACGCCTGAGGTCTCTGGGCTGTTTCCTCTTCCCACAACAAGATCGATGCATGCATTCTGCGTACGCCTTTCTGTGCTAAGAAAACTCTGACCGAGGCATATGAGAGAGTTGTTGCTTCCTTGCAGGATCACGTCTGATCCACTTCTTTTAAAGCGCGGAACAGGCTCTCCTACAAAAGAAGAGATGTAGTCAAAAGATCTTTCAATTATCTTCTGGTACGACGTGTTGGTCGGAAGAGTCCTATCAGACGTCCTAAATCCTCCCTCAGGAAACCCGATAACTTCTTGACTTGTTGTCGAACCTGCCGAAGGAACAGCAGATAAGCTTTCATACTTTGCTCCAGAGGGTGCATTTGCATCTTGCTGGTCATCGATTCTGTCTATGTGACAGTAGTTGACGTCATCGACAGTTATGTCTGCCGTTTTCCTGCATATCCAATAACCTAGCTTTGTGTTCTCGTCGTAGTTCTCGTATATTACCCAGACTTGCTCACCTGCCTTGACTGGTACGCACAGGTGCGATGAAAAGAAAGGATAGAATATCGCAGGGACGCCTTTCTTCTTAGAGTTTGAAACATCAAAAGCAATGATGCTATTCATTGGCATCTTCTTCAGCAAATCAGGATTAGATACCTCGAAGGGTCCTCCTGTCCGGAAAAGATCAAAGTCTGATTCTTGAAAATCATTTGGAGAAGATATAAACTCTGAAACTACAGCTGTTGAGAGCTTGGTGCCAAATACACCGATATTGTTCTTCTCCATGAGATAAGAGATGTTGTTAGCACCTCCCATCTCTTGACCTCTCCTGATTGGGTTCATTACTTCTTACCTATCCTGTCAAATATCTCGTCTGCGTCTACTTCTTTTGACATCTCAGACTCGATCATCTCTACTAATTTTGTAAGCTGATCGTTTGCCTTTGAGATTCTCTCAAGATACTTGGCTAGAACAGGCCCATAGACAGCGTGGTGAGCAATGTTCCCGACAACTTGCATCTTAAGGTCATAAAAAAGAACGTATGAGTTCTCCCTGTCCTCTACTGAGTTTTCATAGACCTCTAGCCACAGGCTCTTCTTGCCGTCGTCAACTTCCATGGATGAGAGATAAGACTTGAACTTCTCAAGCTTTGCCTCTTTCTCAGCGTTTTTCTTCTCAAGATTGCGAGACATGATATTAGCCCCTAGAAGAATATATCAAAGTCATCACTTTTCGAGATCTCTTTATAGTGCTTTCGTATCGCAGACATTGATGCTGATAGCTGCTTAGGTGTGAGATTAGAGAGATCACGCATGTACACGAATATCGCGCGCTTGTTTAGTAAGTCAAGATCATCTATGCTATTAAAGAGCTTGATAATAGCTTCCATACAAGCTTTCTCATTCTCATTAGTGAGTCTAGAAGCTATCTGATCTAGCATCTTCATGAGATTTTCGAACGACTGCTTCTTGGTAATCAACAAGCTCTGCGAGTACACATCGTTGAAATCCTGGACGCTAAGACGCTCTAGGTCAGCAACTGAATCTTTGTCGTCTATACTCACCATCTTTCTTGTGAGCTTTGATCTTTGCTTGCTTTTGATTATAAGCCAGTTTTTTGCAACAACATTGAAGTAAGAGAATGCCTTAGTACCTCGCGAGGCATCAAATTTCTTTAGAGTCTCATACAAGAATGTTATGCAGTCATTCTTCAGATCCTCGTAAGATCCGTATATGTTGGCAAATCCGTGCATGAAAATGAGATTCTCAACCAGCTTATCGAAGGCTGGGAGAATCTCCTGCACGTATATTCCATCTCTGTCTTCTCTCTCATTGCACGATTGAAATCTCACTATTGCATCGTGAGTTCCTGAATGAAAGTACATCGTTGAAGATGACTTAGACTTTCGTATTGTCGATATTTTCTTCTTCAATGTCCTCGTTCTCCTGTTTTCCTAGGTCTTCGACGAGGACATTAGCTATCGCTAAAATGCTTTCTCTCGTTGTGGTTATCTCTTTTATGACTTGTCTCACTTCCTGTGAATCAAAAAAGACTGGTTTTGCAAGTATAGAGGATATAGCGGCATATCTCTTGTCAAGAATGTCTAGACAGTCTTCTATTGAATCCTCAAGCTTGATTATGAGTGTCCCAAACTTGTAGTTGTAGTATAGAGAAATTGAGAGAAGTACGATGAGAATAACTATGAAGACGTACTCCATGACTATAGAATGTCTCCGAGTATAGTTGAATATCTATTTTGTACGTGTTTCGTGTTAAATTTGTCACGAATTATCTTTCCAAGAGATACTGCCCACTGCTTGGGAACATCGTGACTTGATCTAAACTTTCTAACACGCTTCTTGAAGTCCTCTTCTGAGGGGTCTGCCCACCTCACGCCTTCAACAAATATCTGCTTGTCAATTCTCTCTGGAGGTATTGGCTTTAGAGTGTAGTCGACAGTGACAAACTTACCAAGGCCCATAAAGTCTAGGTGGCCTGACCAGTTTGTTGCTATTACAGGAAGATCATTAACAGCCGCCTCGAGGATTGGTAGCCCAAATCCCTCTCCCCTTGTGAGATTAATTAGAGCCTTCACTTGAGGATGCCTGTAAAGAGATCCCATCTCAGCAGTCGTTAGTGCACCGTGAAGAAAGTGGATCCTTGGGAATGCTCCTTTCCTGCTAGATTCGACGATCTTCTTAAGAACATTAAGGGTGTTCAGCTTATCAATGGGAGTAGCTCTGCCTAGATTTGTCTTGACTATCAGCCCAACGTCAGGATCGTCCTTGAAGACATCGCAGAACCACTTTATTGTATTTGCAATATTTTTTCTGTCGAGATTTCCGTCCACGCTTGTAAGCTGACTTACAACGAGAAAATTGAATTTTGTTCCAAAATCATGGTTGAAGACAGAATCACCAACGATCTCGTCATCAAAAGATTCTGCAACTACGCTCAGCGGCTTTGTTACATTCCCGCTTCCCCTGATAACACCCTCTGTGAATCTCGATGGGACTATGCATGCATCCATCTGATTGAAGTGTGTTACCCACTGTGGATTGCACTTGTCTGTCTCTACTGCAGCAGTAATTCCAACGTTTCTTGTAGCCAGACTAGAATCCCATTCATTTGGAAGTTGAATTTGAAGAGAGATGTCTGGCTTTCCCTCCTTGGGAGTCGAGTCATTCATGATCATCTTTACGATGGGATCTAGCTCAGGATTGATCATGAAGGGAGTATTTCCCCACGGAGTTATCTGTGCATGAACTTCAACATCAGTTTGGGACTTCACCCACCTGTAAACCTGGCGAGCATGGACACCATATCCCGATATTGAGAGTAGAGGCCCTCTAACGATTACCTTCTTCTTCACTTTTACTCCTAGATCGTCTGAACAGACCAAGCCTTGAAATCTCTCTTCCAGCTCTCAATGAGATCTGAGAGAGTTTTATCCCAGTCGTCGACTGTCTTTTGATAGTTAAACTGTGTCTCAGCGTAATTCTGTACTTTAGCTCTCATCGACTTCCGCTGATCAGGTGTAAGCTCGTACATCTGCATAATCTTCTCTGAAACTGTCTCACAAGAGACATAGTCCTCATAGATGTACGGAACCTGCTGTGATCCAACCATTGTGCGCATCTCAACAGGTAGAGAGAAACCGTTCTCTGATCCATCTCTGTGATCGACGACTTGTCTTGTTAGTCCGCCAGTCTTGAGAGCGATGATGGGCGTGCCAGTGTGCATAGACTCTAGAGTTCCCAGACCAAACCCTTCAGCGTAGCTTATGTTGATACAGAAGTCAGAGATATTGTAGAGGATGTTTATCTTCTCAAATTCGAGTCTCTCTTTAGAGAAGAAAACGTTCTTCGTGATACCAAGCATCTCCACTACAGAGTAAAGATTGGGTCCTTCCATATCAAGCGGATCTGTGTGCATGATAATGCTTGCTTTTCTGTGACCGTGCTTCTTCTCAAGCTCATCAAGGAACATCTTCCACGCGACCAAGACATCATTTGGTCTCTTTCTCTTGGCGTTCCTGTTATTCCAGATCCCTACAAAGTGGTCCATACGATCACTTCCGAGGATGTTCCTCTTGTAATGATCTCTCTCGTTCTGGCTGATGGGAAAGAAAAGGTTTGAGGGAAGAGCATGGGGGATATAGTTGACTTTCCCTGCAAACCTATCTTTTATCTGATTGTAGGTGTGATCTGAGTGGCAGTTGATCAGATCTGTGCTCTCATACAGGACATCATTGAACGATGGATTGGGCTCATTATCCCAAACGTGCCACCACGCAACAGGACAAACCTGATGCACCTCATCGATCATCTCGAATAACCAGATGAAGAATCTGGGATCCGTGAAGATCAAGATTGCATCAGGTTTCTCTGTAGCGAGAGTGATCCTGATAAGATCTCTGTTGCCAAACCCGTCTATGGGCTTGATTATGAGATCTTCATTCACGACAATTGTGTTGTAGTCAGTGTGCTTCATGGCAGCACCAAACTGTCTAAATGTCCAGCCGCCCTTTGCAATCAATCCAGTGAGAAGGTGTCTTGTTTGAGTTCCCACACCGGAAGTAGAGAGAGCATGGTCAGAAAGTACTAGGATCTTCTTCTTCTGCATCAAACAAAATCTAAATCACCTGAATAATTAGTAAATTGTCTATGTGCAGTGTGGTGTGCCCTTGTACTCACAATATGTGCAAGAGAGTCTATTCTTTATGGCGATGCCTCGTCTGACAGAAGCAACCATGTCTGTCATTAGCTTGGCAGCCTTTTCCATTGTCTTAGGCCCTGCGCTCATTTCAATGAGCTGACATGTTTTTCCCTGCTTGGCACCTTTCTTCAGAAGGACGAATCCGCAAGCAATATCCTTTGAATCCATTTCCTTCTTTCGCATCCAGTGATGCTTGTAAAGAGCAAGCTGCGCCTGGACTAGGAAGTCTCGCTGTTTTTCGACTCGCCAGCCAGCAGGACCAGACGTCTTCCAGTCTAGCATCCAGTATTTAGACTTCTCACCCTTGACAGGAACTTTTATGATTGCGTCTACGAATCCCTTGAAGTGAATATCGTGGGTTGTGACAGCTTCATAGAGTGCCTCCTCAGCACTAACACACTCCCATCCTGGAAAAGTCTCATCAAGGAATGAAGGTAAGTCTTCCATTATGTTGAGTGCGTTCTGCACCCATTCATCAACACTCTCAAAGTTATTGTTTTCCCAAGCATCTCTTATCGCTTTCTCTGCGATTTCTTTGTGCATAACTCTTGTCTTTAGATATTCTTCACAGGCAGCGTGAACGATAGTTCCAAAGAAGAGAAAAGGAGAGGGAGTGCTAAGGTCTATCTTCTCTATGTGGAATTTCTTGTGCTTCCAAGAGCACTCCTTCCATGTCCGGATTTCAGAGTAAGAAACGTGAGGCTTGCCAGTTGGAAAATTGCTCATAGATAAATCTATGAAATAATCCAGGGGTTTACAATTAATCGTCGCTTACAGCGCGACCTACCTGCTTCTCCCAGTCTCTACCGTGAGGAGGAATAACAGACAGGTTCTTCTCCCAACCAGCCTGCATCAAGACGGGATCAATACCGAGAGACTTAGCCAAGAATATCATTGCATTAAGGTCTTTCGGAAAGCAATGACCTCTTGCACCTGGAATACCGTCGGATCCAGGGACAAACATATGAGAATCACCGAGACGCTTATCAAGTCTCGCATATTCGACCACCTTGTCGTAGTCTATATTCAAACCGTTTTCATCAAGGGCATTGCAGATCTGCCAGAGCTCACAGCTCAGTATCACCCTCATTGCGAGCTGAATGTTGGTGAAGTACTTGACCATTTCAGCGGTCGTAGAGCTCGTCTTAACGATTGGCACACTTGGAAAATTTCTCTGGTAGATTTGCTTGACGGAATTAATCCATGGCCTCGGCCCGCCCAATACAACTCTACTCTGGTTTCTCATGTCATTCAGAGCATTGGTCTCAGTGAGAAACTCTGGATTAAAAATGACGTGAAGACCTGTGTGAGAGAACATATCGTTCCATTTTTCAGTACTACCCGGTGGAACAGTTGACTTGATGACTGCTATTCTATCAGGGTAGTCTGAGCTATGGGGTGCACCAGCCAGGACCGTCAGAACGTCGTCGACGATCCTCAGGTCGGCAGATCCATCCTTGCTCATTGGAGTAGGGACGCAAACAAAGTAGATTCCTGAGAACCCCGGTGTAGACTCGCAGAGTCTTGCAAACTGCATCAGGCTACCTGGCGTAACATCATTTCCGTTCTGCTTAAATGAAGGAGTACCTCCTTGTGCGACTTTTCCTGTCTTGTCATAGACGAAAACTGTCTCACCCTTCTCTGCGAAGACTGTGGTTAGACTTCCTCCAACAAATCCCTGTCCGACAACAGCAATAGACATAGAATCACATCCTTTATCTGATTATAAGGTGACGTAATAGTAGTTAATGTACGACTTTCTCATTGTAGGAGCAGGAATCTTCGGGTCTGTCTTTGCACACGAGATGAAGAGGAAAGGTAAATCTGTTCTAGTGATTGACAAGAGAGACCACATTGGCGGGAATTGCTTCACAAAGAATGAATCAGGCGTAGATGTTCATGTGTATGGTCCGCACATATTCCACACATCTGATGATGATCTCTGGACATTTGTTACTCGATTTGCAAGTTTCAACAATTACATCAATAAGCCAAAGGTCAACTACGGGGGAAGAATATTCTCTTTTCCGATCAACATGATGACGTTGCACCAGCTATGGGGAGTCTGCACTCCAGCAGAGGCAGAACAGAAGCTATCATCAGTTAGAGTACCTTGCGAAAATCCAAGAAACCTAGAGGAATGGATACTATCACAGGTAGGAAGAGAGATCTACGAGACATTCATATACGGCTACACGACTAAGCAGTGGAATAGAGAGCCATCTTCTCTCCCGGCATCTATCATAAAGAGACTTCCAATTAGGCTCACCTATGATGAGAACTACTTCAACGACAAGTACCAGGGAATTCCAGTCGGGGGTTACACTCCTATATTCCAGAATCTCCTAGACGGAATAGAGGTTGAGCTTGGTGTCGACTTCTTCAGAGACAGAATCAACCTAACAGAAAAAGCAAGGACAGTAGTCTACACGGGGAAGATAGACGAATTCTTCAACTACCAGTTTGGAGAGCTTGAGTACAGATCTTTATCTTTTCAGAACGAAGTGATGAAAGGAGATTTTCAGGGAAATGCTGTAATCAACTACACGAAAAGAGATATTCCCTGGACAAGAATTACTGAGCACAAGCACTTTCAGCCTCAGGCGCTAGCAAAGACGCCCATGTCAGTCGTTACAAAGGAATTTCCCGCAGAATGCTCTAGAGAGTCTATTCCCTACTACCCAGTGTCAGGAGACAGAAACGACTTAATGGCGAAAGAGTACAAAGCATTTGCTAGCCTCACACCTAGCACGATATTTGGTGGGAGGCTAGCAGAGTACAAGTACTACGATATGCATCAAGTGATGGCGTCAGCTCTTAAAAAGGCAAGAGAAATTACCTAAGATCTAGAATGACTCCCTCCCAGTCTCTCATTGTCTTGTGGTGAGTTATTGGTATCACTGCTCCGGGATGCAAGCCCATGAAGTGGAGTCGACATCCCGAGTTCTCTTGTATGATCTTTGAGACAGCAGTGTGTACAGCGGGATCAAGGCCGTAATCGTCAAATATGAAGACTCTTGCTCCCATATCGAATGCGTTCTGGTAATCAGAAGCAACAGCTGACTCTGTGTGTTGCGCATCTATGAATGCTACGTCTATCTTGCCGTATCTGGACATGGAAGACATAAAGTCAGAAGAGTAGAGATCTCTACACACGACTTCAACGTTAGAGATTTTGAGTGAAGAAACAGTCTCAACATTCTCGGTGTTGTTGTCAACTGCTATCACTTTCCTGAATAAGCGAGCGAGTAGACCAGTGGTGTACCCCTGCGCTATTCCCATCTCCATGCAACAAAGAGAAGAGAGATCATTAGCTTCTGCCCACTTTATCAAATCTAGCTTAGAGATGATGCTAGTAGTAGATTTGACTTTGTCTTTATCTGGACAAGTGAAGACATATTTAATGACGTCCTGCACTTGCTCAGTAGACATTCTCATCTCAGATTCCTCATAAAGTGATCCCAGGCTTCCCAGTACTGCTGGCTGAAAAGTATGTAGTTGGTCTTATCTTGCCCATCTGAGAGCTTCGCATGGAGAGTATCGTTGCTGTTCAGGTCGATGATAGCTTGCGCTATATCTTCATCAGTATTCTTGACAAGACAGTTGAATCCATCCAGAAGCGTGTCATTTGAGAGAGTGTCGTCTATGTACTTCTGGGTTACGATGATAGGAGTTCTAGAGAATCTTGACATCGTTGGTACTCCTCCTGCCCAATCAGCCTGCTTGAGGTGTAGAACTCCTCTTATCTCAGTGTACTTGTTCATTGCTTGACGCGGTGAAAGAGTGATGTCCTTTCCAGTGACACCGTTTTCCCCTGAGAATTTAGGATCAGCCCCTACAGACCTGACGTTTCCTCCGAAATTGACGACTTTGAGATCATCCGGGAGGAGGTTGTTGACCCTATTCTGCATATCAAAATAGGGCTTCTGCCTGACAGCAAAGTTGTGATTAAAAGAAGCCCATCCCTTCCTGTTCTTGTTTGCTGTGTAATCAACGTTCATTATCTCAAATTCTATCCTGTTTCTGTACATCCCCACCTGATTTAAGTCTAGTCGTAGGTTTCTGTAGTTTGCAGGAAGGAATTTAACGATGTTTAGTGGACCATAAGCCAGCGAGTGATCCCAGTGAGTGATGCAGCTAGAGATCCACTTTGCATGAGGAAAGTGAGTTTTCGCAAAATCCATCCACATGCTAATGTCTCCAGTAGCATTAGGAGTGCTGTGCCACGCATCTATGTGTATGCCATCTTTTTCGACGTCAATCAGCTCACATGCAGCGCTAGCTGTGTAAAGCTTTGACATGATCTGTTCGAACTCGACATCTAGGAATCTGTCCTCTCCAAACTTCACGTCATCATACTTCTCATAGCCGTGTATCTCAATGTTTCTCTTAGAGTTATCGCTGCAAGACTTAAGTAGAAGGCGAGGCCAGGTTGGAGAATGCAGGAAACCAGCTGTACCAGGCTTGGGCAGGAAAACCCTGTGTCCAAGCATCGTGTAGTGAAAGATTAGAGATACAATGTCTCTGTTGTCTCTATCTGCTATGAAAACGTTCATAATTTCCTCCTGGTTTCTCGTAGTCTAGAGCGATCTTCTCTACTGCATCCCTGAATTCTGGGTCTGCATAATTGTAGGAATTTTTGAAGAATTGACAATTCTTAAATCCGACTATGGCGAACCACTTTGCCCTTGTTGGTCTAGCCTTGTTAGATTCAATAACTTTGTCAAAGTTGCCATTCTGGTTTTTAAGGCCTCTGTGGACACCAAACCTAAAAGCCTGCATATCTGATGGACTGGGTGCGTGATCACCTGCAGGATAAAGGCTGGGAAAGTTCCCATCAATGTTAATCTGCCGCTTATTGCTTGTACATCTGTCAGTGTAGAGAGAGTTGATTCCCTCTACATTAAACAAGACCTCAGGCGAGTAGACGTTGAGTCCCCATACATGAGAATCTGTAAAGTGGTCATAGAGAGGGCACTGGACAAAGTTATACTTCTCACTCTGTCTCATGATGCTGCAGGCATCGAAGAACACCCTGTTGTGGCGAATCACTGTGTCAGGATCAACTTGTATGAAAAAGTCGAACTCATTCTTGACAGATTCCCACTTTCCGTAGAGATCCTTGGCAGCTTCGTGCTCTGTCTTGAAACTAACGACGTATCTCGTAAGATCAACGTCTTCCTGTGAGAATATTGATCTTGTAGAATCTTCGAACTCATTCTCTCCCGAGTACATTGTCCCGACAAATATCCTCATTGTTGCCCCACAAAATCATAGTGCTTATCATTGATCTTCACGATAGTCTCTGCAACTCTCTTGCTCAACTCGTGATTCTCCTCAAGATAGTCCCTGTACCTGTTTATGCGCTGAGAAAGAACTTGTTTGTCATGCAGTGCTTCTGATACAAGCGTGACAATCTCGTGAGACGTGTGATCCTCGGTGATCTCAATCATCTCTCTCCTGAGGGGTTCAGGCATAAACGTGGGAGAATCTCCTATTGGTAGGCAGCATCCCTTTCCAAATTCGATGTACTTGGCAAGAAGGCGATCACACCATCCAGCTCTGCAAGTTATCCCGATCCAGCACTGAGATGCAGCTTTAACGTAATTGTCTCCAAAGATCTGTCCCGGATTCTGACTAATTGAGTACCCTGGAAATGGTATGTAAGCGATCTTGAACTGCTTAGATCCTATGATTGCCTCAGCGATCTTATGCCTGATTGGGTAATAGCTTGGCGTGAGATTTCCACTCACAAGAACGTCGTAGTTCTTGTTGAAGCTCCTCGGGAAATCTGCATAATGAAGGCTGTGCATCATAGAGATGACATTTATCCCTTCGTCAACGAGTGACTTGACGTTTCTCTCAGAGGGAAAGGGAGTTATCACAGTGCTGAAGCCTAACCTCTTGCAGTAGTCCTTCTCTGTCTTGTACAAGATCCTGTCAGGCTTTGACTCATCAACTCCCCAGATTATCTTGTTGTTGCCCATCAGCGCCAGTTTCTGCTGGTTGTCAACATTTCTAAGGGAAATGTGCACCAATATCGAATCATCAGGGCTGTCCTGCTTCATCGAAAGATGTCTCTGAGTGTAGCTTGCAACCCTGCCTCTCAAACTCTTTAAGGATGTCACCCGCTATCGTGACCCCATTGAAGTCCCAGACATCATCCTTGTGAAGTACGTGTATCACCAGTCACCCAGCGCATCCTTCATGCTAAAGAACGGATTCGTCACTAGAACCTGTCCGTAATCTATGTCTGCATCCTGAATGCGACGGTCGTCGAAGAATATGCGTCGATCCATTATGAGCAGCTTCTTGTCAAGACCTTCGATGCTGTCGATCACAGTTGCACAGTCGATGTCACGCTCAGACTTGGTTGGGAGGTGATAATCATCGAAAAGTATGAATTTATTGAACTTGTTTCTGCAATTCTGCCAGTCTCTCATGACCGCATCGTATCTGTGATCACCGTCAACATAGATGAAGTCAAACTTCTCATTAATTGCAGGGACAGCAGTTGCAGAATCCTGCTTAACGAATCTAATGTTTCTGAGATATTCGTGCGGAATGTTCTGAGCAATTGCACCGAGCAGATCTTCACTCAGTGCTGGGTCTATAGTCGTGACAGTTCCGTTGATCCCTGCATCGATCATAGCCTTAGACGCACATATGGAAGAATAGCCGCGGCCAAATCCGATCTCGAGGTAGCTCTCAACCCTAAACTTCTTGATGAGGTAGTAGATCAGTATTCCTCTCTCGTAATTTGGCCTGAAGAAGCTTCCGACCTTATTGTAGAGAGGGCTACTCCTGTCTCTCGACTTCTTAGCAGTGAACTCTCCGATAGCATCGAAATCACCCAGGGGAATATCCTCAAGGTTGACGCCAATCTCAGACAGGAATTCAACGATATGCTTCTTCTCCATTAGATCTCCTTGAATGTTTCTCTAAAAATTTCTAGTCCTCTTGGCATGAAGAGGCTTTCTACGTTGCGGAAAGCGTGATCTATGTCAGTCTTTCTGTCAATAATGTCTATGCTAGCGTCGGGAAAAATGATGTCTTTTTCCGACAAGATCTCTGGTGAAACACCGACATTGGTAGACAGTATCGGAGTTCGTGTAGCTGCGCACTCGAGCACAGCTTGCGGTCCTCCCTCATACCGCGAAGTTACGAGGTATAGATCTAACCAGCTG